CCGTGTTCTGCCCTTACGTGATGCATTTACCAGCACCATGGTTCCACTAAACCAGCACTCACCTGACATTATGGGACTCTGAGTGTGAACCGGCATTGTTAACTAACTATTGAGTGTTACCCCTTGCGGATGCTCAATAGCAGTTGCCGATACACCAAATGGGGGTCCGTTACCTCCCCAACCTCACCACCCCCACAAATTTCAGGCAAGCCCAGTATCCACCAACCGTACAACCACACACTTACAAACCAAATGCTGCTAAACTACCCTCAAATATCTTGGTGGCAGCCCGTTCTAATACAGGACCTGCCTTACTACCAATATTCTTAACAGTATCCTCCAGCAACCTCTCAGCTGTCTGTTTTGCTGTATGATGCCAACCGGGTGTATGTTGATGCAATGTTTCAACCGTATGTTGGTGATTTGAACCCGCACTAGATTTACCTAACACACTCAAACCAGTAGCTGGTTTGGGTGTCCACTCGACAACGTTAGTAACCTGGTATCCAACCAAAGAACTGACGGGGATACCACGAATGGCAATAAACATTGCGTTGGTCTCATTCGTGTCAGTCCCACTAGCTGCTAAACCAGGCCCAAAGACCATGGTTGCATATTTGGAGTCGAATTCTCCTGGATACCATCTCAACTCATGCAAATCACGCGTTACATTTGATCTGCCCTGAGCTATTTGAAATGCTGAATTCACGTTGGTAAACCCCAGTGCGGTGTCCAAAGAACAAATGCCCATAGCAAATTCCCCAACAACAGTAGTAAGGGACAAGCTGGGCAAAGTGATGCGGATAGCAGCAGCCACTGATCTAACCTTCTGTGCAACACTAGTTAGTGTATTGAAACCTGGCGTACCTGCAACAGAGGTCTGCATGGTAAACCCGGCGAAGGATGTAGAAGCGTCAGTGAGACTGCCACCAAATTGCAGCCCGGTGTTCGGATGGAAAATAAATATGGCAGCTGTATGAGTTGCGGCAAGCGTCGTAGAGGTATCAACAATAAACCTATTTATAGTACCCTGCTCACCAGCATATATACATGGGTTGGATGGGAGATTGGCCACAAACGGCCTCTGCAGCAATGCCGCGTGACCATATTGTGTGGGTGTGAGCATGGGTTTCACTACACCCCTAATCCCCTGACGGCGTCCACGACGTGATCTAGTGTTCGCTCGTCTCCTACCACCGCCACGTTTATTAAGTGCCAACCGTTCTAAGGTGCGTAGCAAACTCTTTTGCACCTTAACCATTGTTAACTATTAACTGTAAACCTTCCTCAATGTACAACGGATACTCACTTGAGGGAACTTGTGGATCGTAATTGAAAACTTCTCTTGTACTAAGTACAGCATTCCCTGGTTGCAATTTGTCATAAAATTGTTCCAATGCAACCTGCTCTGATGGGGACACTCCAAAAGCACGATAGAAGGATAGACGCGCTTCACTTGTTACTTCCTGGGTGCCAGAGTCACACCCTCGACTGTGCCAATAAGTTCCACTATTGCGCATGAGAAATTCCCGCAGATGTAGCTGTTTCTTAGTCATTTTCCCCTTATATCCGGACTTTCCAAAATAACAATAAAATACCAGAATAACAGGAATGCCCTTTGCCCAAACTGCTCCAGATACAGCAGTGGCATTACGAATCACAGCTATCTCTTGCTCAGTTCTACCAATGTGTGCGGCATCACAAAACAGGACCTTTGGTAGATTCCTACACATAGTCCATTGCTCTCCATTCCAGACGGGGTGGCATTGGCAAAACTCTATTTCTTCAAACACATCAACAGGCTTCTCCACTTTCATGGTAAACCCGCGCTCTCTGAAGAATTCAGGGATGGCCTGTACAACGCGTTCAACGTCACCACGTTCAACAATGAGTACACAATCATCACCATCGTTTGCTAACTTCCCTTTGACCCCCATCTCTTGCAGGAAATGCCAAACCACACCAGTCATGATCAAACAGTTGCCAAGAGCAGTATTCATATCACCGCTCATACGACCTCCTTCAACAGAATAGCTAATATGAAC